ACTGGAGTTCAGACGTGTGCTCTTCCGATCTTGTCATAATTCCTCCTTGATTACTACTTGAGGGCCTGTTCGAGCCGGGTGCCCCACGGCGCGGTCTTGCTGCCCAGCGCGAAGCACGGCAGGGTGCGTCCGCATTGATTGGCGACCATTTGCAGGGCCTTGACCTGATCCGGGTGGGTCAGCGTGTGGAGCTTCTGCCCGTCGAAATAGACGAGCCTGTTTTCGCCGTTGGGCTGGATGATGCACTGCATCGTATCCTCCTCATCATTGTTGGTTGTGTCGGCGGTTCCGCCGAGTATCTGGTTAGCGCGTGCGAGCAGCCTATCGACCGGCAGCCCGTTGACGCACCTGTCCGGGCATCCGAAATGGTCGGTGCCGGGCACCTCGCGGTGCAGCCACACGTTCCCGGCGCGATTGCCGGAAGCGTCATGGACGAGCTGTTTCCACCCGTGGCGTCTGGCGATGTCCGCCAGCAGCTTGGCCGAAGCCTCGACTTCGGCGTCCGTGACCGGGATGCCCGCCATGCCGCCCTCGTGCTCGATGGTGATGCCCGAGCAGTCCGACTGCCAGTTGGCGTCGGCCCAGCTGCCGTTGGCCTCGTCCACCCACTGGTAGATGGTGCCGTCAGAACCGACGCCGTAATGGCTGGCGGCCTGGAAAACGGCTCGGCGGAAGCAGCTGTCGGTGCCCGCCAACCTGCCGACCATGATGTGCAGGGTGATGTGGCTTATGGCGTAGCCGTTGCGCCCGCTGTAGTGGTTCGGGCTGCCGCGCCATCGCGCGAAACTAGCGCCTGTCATGCTCTCTGTCCTTCCCGCCACAATCTGTGGCATTGAAAAAGGCCACCTCCGAAGAGATGGCCTCATGTTGAAAATGTCAGTCCTCCAAGGTCTCGGGAACCACATCCGCACGCAATTCGTCCGGCAGATGCGGCTTCGGATGACGCCTGAGGAAGCCCGGCTCGACGATCTCGCAGAACTGCTGGAGCCAGTGGAACAAGGATCTCGTGTAGGCGGCCAGGGCGAAATATTTCTCCTGCTGCCTTTCCAGGTGCCTGATCTGGCTCTCCTGCGAGTCCACCTGCTCGCGCAATGGCTTGATCACACTGTCGGTGAGGATGTCGCATGCCTGGGCGGCGATCTGCGCCGTATCCTTGCGACGGGACGAGATCTCGCCGATGATGGCGCCCACTCCCCCGCCACCGAGAAGGGCCACGATGACGGCCGTCCAAAACTCCGTGCTGGAGAAAAGGTCTGGTGGGAACATCACTCCTCGGCTCCGTCACTGCGCCATGTCTTGATCTCGGTGACGGTGGCGAGCCGGCTGGCGGTGATGGTCTCCGCGTCCTTGGCGTCCATATCCGCGATGACCGTTTCCGTGGCCTGACGGTCCGTGAAGGTGGCGGTCACGCCACGCGAATAATCGCACCATGTCTCCCCGCTGTCGTCCTTGTGGTCGAACGTCAATCCAAGGCGCAGCAGCTGGTAGACGAGCCCACTCTTTGGCGGCCTCAAGTCGAGGATGCCATCATTGACGGCCACGGTATCATTATTGTCTGCATTATTGGAAGCCATTGCTTCCTCCTTCCTGTTTTTAGGCCCACACGACGTGCCAGCAGAAGGCGTATGGCTGCGCTCCGCTGACCCACGTGTTGTTGTTGGTTTTCAGCCTGACCTGGAACCCATTCGCGCCTTTGGCCCAGATGACGGGCGTGAAAGCGAGCAGGGTCGGATCCTGGCCGATGTTGATCGGCGTGACCGTGACGGACAGGATCCCGTTGTTGGCATTGCCGTCAGGCGGCGACAGGTTGTCGACGCTGATGATGCCGTTCGCGTCGGTCGCTTTGTTGCACAGTCCGGACTGCGACGGTTGGATGGCCTTGCTTCGCGTGAACACGTTACAGCCTGGTTTCGGTTCGAGCCTGATGCTGCCGGTCGGCGATTTGAGGAACATTCCGTCACTGTTGTAGGAAAGGTAGCCGTATGTGCCATCCGGGGCCTTGATGAGCAGTTCCCCGGTGTTGTTCGCGTTGCGCAGTCTGACCAATCCGTTGAGCAGGTCGAGGATGCTGTCCCGAAAAGTCGCGACGGTTCTGCCGGAATAATCGAGCACGTCGAAACTGCCCTGTGAGCTCACAAGCGCCGAATAGCCTTGGAAGCCGCCGTTGACGATGTGGCCGACCCTCACGCCGGCCGAGGTCATCCTGATGCATGACTCCAGAGACCCGACGCGCGACTGCGCGTCGGAAGCGTGGGAGTTGGCCGTGTTCGCCGTGTCCTGAGCGGCCCTCGTCTCCGTCTTCGTCGCGAACCTCACATCCAGACTGTTGTTGTTCTGGGTGATCTTCGACGAGATCTCCTGCGTGACGCCGGTTTTCGTGGCATACGTGCTGGATACCGTGCTGGTAATGGAGTCCTTCGCGGCGGTGATGTCAGCGCTGGTGGCCAGCGCGCTGCCGTGCCGGCCGTTCTTGTATTCCTCGACCACGCCGAGGCTCACGCTCCGGCTGGTCTGGTCGACGTAGCTCGTGTTCGACAGGGTCTCGTAGCCGACCGAGACCTGCAGGGTGTGCGTGGAGTCCTCGACGGGCGCGTCCTTCTGGACCGTGGTCTGGTGGCTCCACGAGCCGTCGTAAGACACGTCGTAGTGGCCGCCGCCGTAGCCCCATGGCTGGTAGATCCAGATGTCCACCGGCGTGGTATCGGGGTCCTGTCCGCTGGGATGGTAGGCGAACGCCTTCACCTGCACGTTGGCGGCGTTGCGCTGGCGGATGAGGTTCACGCCGTAGTCGTTCCTGTGGTTGTTCGACGAGCCGACCCATCCCTTCTTGAGCATGATCGTGAACTCGCTGTTCTGGTCCTCGCCTCCGTTGGTGCCTCTGCCGGTGTACACGTGGATGGCCGCGACCGACCCCTGTCCGAGGGGCTGCCAGAAGCCGATCTTGTACCATGCGGCCGCACCGGTCATGTTCAGCCTGTAACGGCGCACCGTGCTGGCGGCCAGGTCCGTCACCTCGCTTTTCGGCGAGTACGTCTGGCTCACCGTGCTTCTGAATCCGTCGAGGCTGGATTCGAGCCGGCTGACCCGCGCCCCGGTCGCATAGGTCTGCTGCACGGTCTGCTTGAACCCGGTCACGTCCGCGCTGAGCGTGTTCAACGATTGGACGGTCTGGTCGCCCTTCCTGGCGACCTCGCTGATGCGCGTGCTCAAGCCGCTGGCGGTCTGCTCCACGCTCGACGCCTTGCTCATGGCGGCGTCGGCCTTCCTCGCGTTTTCGGCGACGCTGGCCTTGATCGAGTCCGCCGTCTGGGTCAGGGATGTTTTCGACGCGTAGGTCTCGTCCTCCCAAGTGACCTCGCGGATGCTCAGGCGGCGCATCTGCACCGTCTTCGCGCCGGGCGAGCCCGCGTAGCTGGAGAAATACGCCTGCCCGGTGCCCACGTCCGGGGTGGCGATGCCCTGGTAGAGCCTCCACGCCGACGTCAGGCCCTTGACGGAGATGTCATTCCAGCTGTCACGCAGGCCGAACACGAATCTGTCGCGGTCGGCCCATGTACCGGACGTGACGCGCGCCTCCAGGCTCAGCAGGTACCGGTGGCCGGCCAGGACGGGTTTCGCCAGCCGCATAAATGGCGAGAAGTTAACGTGGTTCTCGCCGCCGGGGAACGTCCTCTCGTAGCAGCCGTCGCGCAACGGCACGTCGCCGCTGGTCCACGAGGGCAGGCCCGGGTCCGGCAGGCCGTTGAGGACGAGTTCGTCCGACATGCTCCACGGCTGGTAGGAGGTCTGCACCGAAGTTTTGAAGCCGTTCAGGGACTGCTCCACCGTGGTCGCCTTGGACAGGGCGCTGTCGGCGGTGTTCGCGGTCTGCGTGATCCGCTGGCTGTTCGAATCGGCCGTGCTTTTGGCCGTGTTCGCGGTGGCGGTGGCCGTGTCGGCCTTGCGCGCGGTCTCCGTGATTTGGGTGCTGAGCCCCTTGGCGGTCTGCTCGACCGTGGTGGCTTTGCTCATGGCGGCGTCGGCCTTCCTCGCGTTTTCGGCGACGCTGGCCTTGATCGAGTCCGCGGTCTGGGACAGCGAGCTGTTCGTGGCGTAGTCGCCGGCTGGCTGCAATCCGGTCACGTCCGTGCAGGTGACGTTGGCCACAAGCCATTGCGTCGAAGCGTTATTCGGCGGCCAGTTGTCGATTTGGAAGTACACGCATCCTCTGGATTTTCCGTACGGACAGGTGAAACGCCATGTGGCGGTCATCCATCCGTCGTCCAATGGTGTCGTCGATTCCGCGCCGACAAGCCCATCATATGGGTGTCCGCTGGTCTGCTGCGTGTACCAGAGGCCCGCCCGCAACGACTTACCGCCTTTGATCGGCTTGCAGTAAGCGGTGATGACATACGTGTGCCCCGGCACCACAGGGAAACCGGTGGCGGCGTTGAAGTGGTCGAGGCCTGCGAGCAGGTTCGTCCGGCTGCCGTTCGGCGCGGTGACGTTATCCACCAGCCGCGTGATCTGCGGCTTGTCAGGGTCGAAAAGCTGATTGCACCAGAGATTCGACCCCGAGGACTGTTTGCCCATGTCCGACTTCGTCGCATACGTCTGGCCCACCTCGCTTTTGAATCCGCTGAGATTCTGCTCCAAGCTCGATGTGCGGGACAGCGCATCATTGGCGGTGGTACTGACCTGCGAGATCGTGGCCTTATTGCTGTCGGCGGTGCTTTTGACCTGATTCACCGTCTGCACGGTGGCATCCAAGGTCTTCGCCGTCTCGCCGACCTTCGCGCTCAAGCCATTCGCCGTCTGCTCAAGCGTCGTGACCTTGCTCATCGCGGCGTCGCCCTTTTTCGCGGCCTCGGTGATCTTCGAGGTCAGGCCCGAACTCGTGGCCGTCAGCTCCGTTTTCGTCGAATACTTCGCATCCGCCGCCTTGGCGGTCTGGTAGTCCTTCGACAGGGTGGCCGTGATGCCGTTGGCGGTCTGCTCCACGCTCGTGGCCTTGCTCAGCGCGTCCGACGCGGTCTTCGAATTCTGCGTCACCTGCGTTTTCAGCCCGTTGGCGGTGGCCTCCACGCTCGTGGCCTTGGAGAGCGCGTCCGTGGCGGTCTTCGAGTTCTGCGTGACGGTGGCCCGCATGCCCGTGACCGTCTGCTTGAGCTCGGTCACGCTCTCGACGGTCTGCCCGTTCTGCGTGACCGCGCCCTCGACCTTCGTGGAGAGTTCCTTGAGCCGGGTGGAGTGTCCGTTGACCGTGGCGGTCACGTCCGTGATGCTTCCGGCGAGCTTGTCGGCCTTCTCGGAGGCGTTCTGCGCCTTCGATTCCGCGGCGTCGACGGAGTCACGCACCGCCCGCACCATGGTTTCCGTGTCCTTGCGCACCTGCTCGGCCTTCGCGCCAGACGCCGCCGCGTCGGCCTTGGCCTCGGCCACGCCGGCCTCGGCCGCCTGGCGCGTCTGCTCGGCCTTCGCGGCGGCATCCTGCGCCTGCTTGCGCACATCATCGACACCCGCCTGCGCATCCTGCCGGATCTGCTCGCCCTGCTTGATAGCCTCATCCGCCTTCTTGGACGCTGATTCAGCCTCCGCCTCGATGCGGCTCGTGTCGATCAACGGCAGTTGGTTGCCGTTCGCGTCGACGCGGTTCGCGCCGTCCTGCGCTTGGTCGCCGAGCAGTATTCCAGTGCCGTCGCCCATCGGCCAGTAGCTGCTGCCAGCGTTGGAGGTCATGCGCATTCGGGCGAGCCTCAACGCTTCCAGTCCGATGCCGAGCGCGGGGTCCCCGGACGGGACGATTTCGGTATGCACTGCCATGTGCGGCTCCTTATCTGATGGGGTCGGTCATCACGTCGAAGGTGAGCTTGACTTGTGCGGTTTCGTCTCCGCTCATTTGCATGAGACGGGTCTGGTAGATGCCGTCGTTCATGCCGGGGAAGCCGTCGAGCGCGATCTCCATGCGTTCGCCGGGCCAGAACGAGCCCAAAGGGTTGACGGGCAGTCTGGTCGAATCATGGTCGTTCACGTTGACTTCGCCCTTGATCTGCATGAGTGGCAGCCGGTTCGCGTTCAGGTTCTCGCGTGCTGAGGCGGCCAGCTGCTCGGCCTTGTCCGTGTCCGTGTTGGAGAGGGTCATCTCCCTCAACGGCCATGGGTCGGATTGCAGGCACAGGCTCAGATCCTCGGCCAGATAGCCCAGTTGAGCCTTGTCGCTGCCGGCACCTGCGGCATAGACGCGCATCACGGGACCGATGTGGTCGATGGTCACGTTCTCCAGATCGCCGCCGTATCGACGGCAGTAGAGCCGATGCACGGTGGACTGGCCCAGATGCACGTCGCCGTCGGACGCGGCCTGGAAAGAGAATCGCACGGTGTTGCCCGCGAGATACGGCCGGAACTGCATGTCGATGCCGTTCTCGGTGTTCGCGATGGATTCGAGTATCTGGCGGCACGACTGGTTGCCCGCGTCGAAGCCCTTGAAATCCATGGAATGGTTTCCCGATTCGCCGCGGTTGTTCCAGTCGATGGGCAGTCGGCCTCCCGGCTTCATGTCGGTGCACATGTAGCCGACCTGCGCGGCGATGCCCCGCCACGAGCCGTGCAGAGTGAACTCGTCGCTGGTCGTGCTGTTCGCCGCCCTGCCGTACGTGTTCTCTCGTACAAGGATGCGCGAGTCCAGCAGCTCCATCACGCTGTTGAGCGTGAAGCTGGTGTCCTGCCACGAGTCGGTGCGGGGGCTGATGGAGCCCATGAGGATGGGCGTGCCGAGGTCCTGCGGGTCGAGGCTGGTTTTCCAGAACAGGACGATGGAACGCTTGTCCTGCGCGAGCATGGCCACCCGTTCCGCAGGAGTGCTGCCGGGCACGCTCGTCCACGGCAGCGTCAGGCCGCTGGCGTCGTATTCGCCGGCGCCTTTGTCCTTGGTGGTGGAAAGCGTGGAATCGGACACCGATATGCTCCACGCGAACGAGGGGATGTCGATGGGGGCGATGAGCTGGCCGGTGATGGTGTCCGCGATGTAGGCTCGCCAGCTCACTAGTCCGCCACCCCGGAATCGCTGACGCGCAGCTGGTGGATGCCGTGGATGGTGACCGGATAGGTCAGCCCATCGGCGTTGCCGGCCACCCAGACGGCGACCTGATGGGCTCCGGCATTGACCTCGGCGTCATAGGAAACCGTGTACGGGGCGCTGTAGCGGGTCGCCATAATCTCGTCGCAGGGGCCGACCACGGTCGGGTTCGTGGTGGGCGTGTCGTTGATGACCTTCGCGTCCAGGCGAATCTGCATGAAATAACTGCCCATGGGCTTGTTCGCGTCGTCGCCGCTGCCGGAGGGCACCGTGGCCGACGCCTTCCATTCGACGGTGACCAGACGTTTCGTCGGCACCGCGAAGTCGATGCGCAGCAACTGGTGGTAGACCATCTTGCCCGCCGGATCCCTGTCCTCGGGAATCGGATAGTCGGCGGTCGAACGGGCGATGGCGAGCCTGCCGAGCGAAGCGCCGGAGGGAACCGCGTAGGTGGCCGACTGGTACATGGTGCTGCCCGACGTGGAAGTGGCGGAAGCGGGCATGAGACGGATGCCTATGCGGGTAGCGCCTGCCGGCACGCCCGGCACGGACGGAGTGGCGGAGGCGTTGCCCTGCGTGACGCCGATGACCACATGGTTGTCGGCATCGCCCTGGGTGGGGTCGTTGGCCCTGATCCAGATGCAGTCGATGCGCGGCTGGCTTCCGGTGGCGCTCACGGCGGGGGTCTGGCCTCCGGCCCAGTACGCTTCCGTGTATCCGTCCGCGTCGCCGCGGGAGCATACGGCCATGCCGGCCCCGACGCTGTAGGTCAGGTCGCCTCGACCCGAAACGTCCAACCCGCTCACGATGCCGGTGTTGGCCCAGTGGGCGCGGATTATCTGCCTGTGCGTCAATGGCGTGACGCCCGCGCCGCTCGAATCCGGTGCGATGCCCAATGCGGTGGTAGCCATGATCAGACCTCCAAAAAAATACGAATAGGGGAAAGGAAAACGAATGGGGGAAAAGATGGGGAAGTCACATCCACGTGTCACGGACGAGGCAGTCCACGTAGCCGGTGCCGGCCGACTGCAACGACACCGACAGGCTCCCACCCGACTGCACGGTCGGGAAGCCGCGCGACATGAGATAACGGCTCACATCACGGCCTCCCATCGTCGCGGTGCCCAGCCGGCAGTCCAACACCAGAGGCGTTCCGCCAACAGAACCCGTCCACCGTATCGAGGAACCGCCGGAGAATTGCAGGATGACACCGCTGTCGAACCCCCCGTAGACGGTGAACACGGGGTAGGCGCGCGAACTGCCGTTGTTGAGCAGCGTGCCGACATTGCGGGAGTCCGTCGCCTGCCTGCCGTAGGTCAACGGGTATACAAGCCCCGCCCTGGCACCGCCGTAGAACAGGCCTCCGCGACCGTCTGATGTGGGCTTCAACTGGCAGCGGTGCGGAGTCCAGCTGAGGCGTTCGGGTCGCGGGCATACGAAATGCAGTGTCAGGTCGTTTTCCAGCGTGGGGTGCCATGCGGAGCTGCGGCCCATCTGTGCCAGATAGCCGTCCACGTAGGTGTCCTCCCCTCCGTCGCTGAATCGGAGTCGGGCGTTTCGGTGGGCAAGCCGGTTGATCTTGCGCATGATGGAGAGCAGTTCGCCGCGCGACAGTCCGATGGCCTCGTAGTGCACGGTGACGGTGCGAGCCGAATAGATGAGGTCGGATTCGGGCACGTCGTGCGCGCCGTCACCTTGGCCTCGTTCCGTCAGCTCCACCTTCGCGTCCGGCATCGTGTCCCAACCCTCGACCCCGTTCGAGGTGACGTAAAGGCCACGGGAACGGGAGTCGTCAGGGTCGAAACGGCATATCAGCGTGCCGCCCGCATAGAGTTCCCCGAAGTGCGGGTACATAGTCCACAGATCGCTCATATTCGGCTCAGCCTTCCGACGGTTTTCACCGCGTCGCGGTGCAGTATCGACCCGGCCACATACAGGTCATCGGCCTGGCGCACGATTTTCTGCTCGAACACCGGTGCGATGGTCTGGTTGACGGTCTGGTTGTTCGTGACCGGCTGGCTCAGCACCATCGGGTTCGGCTTGTAGAACCTCTCACGCGGAACCTGCCTGCGGTTCATCGCCGCGTACAGGTCGGCGCCGTAGTAGTCGACGCTTTTCACGTTGGACACGAATTCGCCGCTCTTGACGCGCGCGTTCGCCAACGTGATGTTGTCGCCGCCCGTGGTGGTGGCCTTGCCGGGCATCAGGCCCTCGATGACACGGCCGCCAGTGGCGTAGCCGCGCATCGAAACCCCGTAGCCGGTGAACAGGCCACCGGTCTTGCCGGTTGGTATGTTGCCCATCGCGCCCTTCGGGCGATAACCGCTGCTGGAATACGTGCCGCCTGAGGAATCCTCGTATTTGCCATGGATGGTGAACCATTTGTCCGCGATCTGCATGTTGTTCAGGCCTTGGAGCACTCCGATGGCCTGATCGTCGTTTGCATAGATATAGCCGGTTTTCGAGTCGATGGTCCAGCCGTTCGCTTCGGCCACCTTGGCCAGCATGTCGCTGTTGTCCCCCTGCAGCAACCCGGTTTTCGGGTCGATGGTGGCACCTGCGGCGATGGCCATCGCATAATCGAACTGGGTCTTGTCCAGATCGAGTTTGCCGGTTTTCGGGTCGATGGTGGCTCCGGTGGCGTCTGCGATCTTCTGCATCAGGTCGGTGTTGTCGCCGCTGATGCGCACGGTCTTGTCATCGATTTTCTCGGCCTTCACCTTCACCTTGTCCAGCACGTCGCTGGCCTCGTCCGTAATCGTAATCTTTACGTCAACAGGGTTAGCGGCAGTGCTGTTCATATCCTCGATGCTCTGACGCAGGTTGTCGGCCTCACTGCGGGCCAACCCGTATCGGTCGGCCTGGGCAGCGGCCGCGTCGGCGCTCATGCCAGCTGCGGTCGCGTTGTCGATGTACGCCTGACGTGCCCGTTCGAGGATATCGCCCGCCTGCTGGGTAGCAGCAGCGGCATCGCCGTGGGCCTGACCCTCCTCGATGATCTTCTGCGCCGTGCTCTGCGCGGTGGACGCAAGGCCCTGCAGAGCGGACTGGCTGTCATACGCCTGAGACTCATAGCCCGCCAGAGCGTTGCCGTTGTCATCGAGCACTCGGCCGTTCTTCGCGATGCTCTCGTTAAGATCGAGTATGCCCTGATTGAATTGGGTGACGGCCTGATCCGCGGACAACTGCACTCCCGGCAGGCTGAGGAAGCCTTTCACCAGATCGTCAATGGCGTCGGAGAGGTCTTCGGCGCTTGTGGTGGCGTTGTCTGCGCTGTCGGCGTAGTTGTTGGTGCCTTCGGCGGCCGTGTCTCCGCTGTCCTTCGCTTTGGCGACTTCCGTGTTGGTTTTGCTGACCTGTTCCTTGGCTTTGCTGACCTGATCGGAGAGCTTATTGTAACTGTCTCGGATACTGTCTGTCTGCATGATGGACATGTTGTTTTCGGCGTTTTTCATCTGTTCGTTGAACAGTTTTTGCGCTTCCTTGGATCCGTTGACGGCCTTTGCGAACGTGCTGTATTCGATGCCGGCTTTGTCGAGTGCTTCTCCAAGAGAGCCTAAGCCGGTGGCGAACTTGTCTCCGAAGTCCCATGTTTTGTCCTCGCCGCTGGCGATTTTCTTGATGAGTGTTTCGACAGCGTTCCCGGACTGGTTGATTGCGCTGGAGAATTCTTTGATGTTGGCTTTAGCGTCCTGTGCGGATTGGGCGAACCCCACAAGCAGCGCGCCCGCGACCGTCAAGGCGATGCCCCATGGGCCGCCCAAGGCGGCGAACAGTCCGCTGCCGATGCTTTTGAAACCGGCCATAACGCCTTGAGAACGACTGATAGTGGTGCCAAACGTGTTTATCTGAGATTCTGCACTGCCGAAAGTTGCGCCCCATGTCTGGAACGCTGACGCGATTCCGGAGCCGAGGCCTATGAGCCTTTGCCCTGGGTCGGCAATCAATCCGAGGGTTTGCGCAAGCTGGCTGCTGCTAGAGTTCAGCGGCCCCATCGCTTTGTGGACTGCGACACTGCCTCCAACCAGAGCCGCCATCAGCACTATGGACTGCTGTACGGGCGCAGGCAATGACGCGAAACCGTCAACAAGGGTGTCGAGTGTCTGCACGAGGGAGCGCAATGGTCCCTGACCTCCCTCGCCCAAAGAGATCATGAGGGATTCGAAAGAGCCGCTCAGATTCTCCAGATCGCCTTTCAGGTTGTCGTTCTTCTTGGCGGCGAGGTCCGCGGCGTAGCCGGATTGGCTGACCTTCTTGGTCCATTCGTCGATGCCGCTCGCGCCCTCCGCGTAGAGCACGTTCGCTCCTTGGATGGCGTAACTGCCGAACATGGTCGCCATGGCGCTGTTGCGCTGTTCCTGGGTGAGTCCGCCGAGCTTCTCCTTGAGCTGTCCGGCGAGACTGCTCATGCCGACGAAGTTGCCTTGCGCGTCGTACAGGGTTATCCCGTATTCCTCGGTGGCCTTCCGCTGTTTTTCGGTCTGGTTGGTCAGGGCGAGCAGCACGGAGCGCAGTTGGGTGCCGGCTTCGGCTCCGATGATGCCTTGGTGCGCGAATGCGGCCAATGTGCCGACGGTGGTGTCGATGCTCAGGCCGAACTTGTTGGCGGTGGAGCCCACGTTGTTCAACGCCTCGCCGAAATCGCTTACGTTGCCGAGGGCTTCTCCGGCTCCTGCGGCGAGCAGGTCGGCGATATGCGTGGCGTCGGCGCCGGTCAAATTGAATTGCGCCATGGCCGAGCTCATGTATTCGGCGGCTTGGCCGACTTCCATGCCGTCGGACGCTGCGAGGTTCAATGCGCCGCTCAAACCGCCGGAGAGAATATCGGAGGTCGACAGGCCGGCTTTGCCGAGTTCGTTGATGGCGTCGGCGGATTCGGTGGCCGAGTATATGGTGTCGGCGCCGGCGTCGATGGCGGCCTGACGCAGTTGGGCCATCTCGTCGGCGGAGGCACCGGTGTTGGCCTGCACGGTGCTCATCGATGCGTCGAAGTCCGCCGCCATCTTGATTGCGGCCACGCCCAGCGCGGTGGCGGCCACACCGGCTGCGGCCACACCGGTGGTGATGAGCTTGGTCTTACCTCCGGCGGCTTCCATGGTGGTCGCAGCCTTCTGGCTTTCGCCGCTGACTTTGGCCATGCCGGCCGTGAAGTTCGAAGTGTCCGCGAGCAGGCGGACTGTGATGTTGCGGTTCAATCCGCCAGCCATAGCGGCCTCCTGAGATTTATCTTGGTTTGATTCCCACCGTCAATGCGGACTGCTTCAGCTCGTTCTCGTCCGCATGGTCTTTCTTCCACTCGTCGAGCTTGAGGGATTGCATGAGCGATATCTGGCATATGCCGACGTCGGCCGTGAAATGGAAGGGTGTCTGCTCGTCGTGGCAGACGCTTATGGGCATGCCGCATTGGGGGCATAATGAGTGTTCGTATTCGTCGAGCGCGAGCATCCATTCGCGTTCGGTCGCATCCCATTCGGTTTCCGGCGTGTAGCCGGTGATGCGCCGATGTTCGTCTCGTTCCACCCGATACGATGGTTCCCAGCCGAGCCAGCGTTTGTAGCTGATGCCGAGCTTCTGGCAGATTCGCAGTTCCCTTACTGTCTGCGGATTATCCGCGAGGCTGATTCGAGTGCGTCTTTTGGGTCGATGAGCTTCGCATTCAGGTCACGGATCGCATACCAGATGGGGCTGATCTGGCCGTCGGACAGTTCGGTCATGACGTTCGCCAGATCATCCACAGGGGTTTCCGGCACGGTCTTCCTGACCATGAGTCTGACGGCGTCGGCGCAGATGTCCTCGATGCGCTGCTTCGGTACGCCGTTCTCGGTGACGGTGTTCGCTTCGAGTACCTGACGCCACTGGGAGAGCGGCAGCGCCTCCAGGGTGATGCGGACGGTGTCGTCCTTCACCTCGCCTAGCAGCTTGTCGATTTGTTCGGCGATGCGTTTGGCGGCGGCGTTGCCGCCCTCGGTCACATGCTGCGCCATGGCGCGCTCCAGGTCGGCTCCCAATGCGGCGACCTTTTCGGCCTTCTCCTGATCCAATATGAGGTCGACGTCCACGCGCTTGCGCTTCACTTCCAAAGCCATGATTATCCCTTTCTGAAAGTCTGAAAACCTTTCTGAGAGAGAAGAGAGAATGCCCGTGCGGGGCCAGAAAGGTTTAGAATCCCCGCACGGAAGAATTGTCAGCCGCCGGCGATGGCCTCTTTCACCGTGACCGTCCGGCCTCCCTCACGGGCTGCGGCGGTCACGGTCGGAGGCGTCAGCCTTTTGGGTTCGAGATCTCTGCGGTCTCGGACTCCCAGCCGGGGGCCTTCGCGAACAGCGGAATCTTCGAGCGGATCATGGTGCTCGCGTCCGGGTTGATGACCTGCTTCTCACCGCAGATGACGCTCACGACGGTGAGCTTCTGCCCTACGGCGAGGGGTGTGTCGGTGGCTATGCCGCGACGGCGCACGATATAACCTGAGGCACCCTCGTGCATGAGGGTGACGGCCTCGTTCTGTTCCTGGTGCTCCGTGTTCGTGTTGTCGATGACCTCGATGCTGATGTCGCCGGCGCTCTTGCGGCCGGGGGCCCCGAAGTTCTGCACGGCGTTCTCGCGCTGGTCGGACACGGCGTCCTGCGACGGGTCGAAGCTCCATCCGCCGAGCATGACGTAGTTCGAGATGTCGGTGCCGGCTTCTAGCTCGGCCATGGTGGGGGCCTTGATGTCCTTGATCGTCGGCACCCATAGTGTGGTGATGTTGCCATCGGCGCTGGTGCCAGGAATCTCTGTACCCAGTTTCAGGGTCATAATGTGCTCCTTGAAGCAAAAGGCCACCCCGTGTGGGATGGCGTTGAAGACTTTTGGTAAATGATTGGTTGACTATGGTCGGCTCCACGTGAAGCGGAACCGGAGGACGCGCACCTGGTAGCGGCGCGCGGTGTCGTCGGCGGTCAGACCGGCCGCGTACGCGCCGGAATCCTCGTACAGGGTGAGCTGGCCGACCGTGTAGCCAGACGGCCGGGTGGGGGAGCGGTTCGCCAACGCGGGAATCAGCATGTCGTCACACCAGATGTTCACGCTGTCGACGGTGGTGCTGACGGCGCGAACCTCCAACAGGGCGGAGTGGGCGGTGAACCGCATCGTCTCCGCCGCCACATGACGGTCGGTGGAGACGCGCGCGATGATCCACGGCGGCATCTCCGACTCCAGCGGCTCCTCCTGCCGGTAGACCTTCACGCCGGACGGCATGGAGGGCAGCAGGTCGAGAACCGCATTGGTCAGGTCCATGACGCTCATAATCCGATGGCTCCTATCAGCATGTCGTCGGCGGCGTCGCCCACGTATTCGGCGAGCGTGGGCAGCTCCGTCTCCGCATGTTCGTAGAAGTCATGGGTTCCGCCGCCTTTCGCGGTGCCGAAGAACGCGATGTTGGCCAGATCGGAAGCTCCGCCGTCACGCGGGCTCACGTCCGCGTACACAGTGGTGCCGGTACTGCCCATCTCGTAGGCGACCTGCACCTTGCGGATGCCGGCGTTGCCGGAACCGGCAACGTCCTCCTGAATGGACTCCTTGACGTTCTGCGCGCCCTTCTTCACCGCCTTCGCGACGGCGATTGAGGCCTTGGCATGCGCGGCGGCGATCCGGCGGCCGAAAGAGGTCAGCTCCGAAGCGTCGATGGTCACGTCACTCATTGCTGTTGCCCACCTCCTTCACGTTCCACCGGCATGCGGTCGCATGCGACTTCTCGGACTGCATGTTCAACAACCTGAGCTTCCGCCCCTTGAGGTTCGGGTCGGCGGCTTCGGTCAGCTCACACACGTCACCCGGCAACAATCCCGTGGTGCCGTAGGGGAAGTGCACGTACATGCTCCACACGGGGGTGACGGCACCCAACGCTTCGACGATGCCGCCCTCCGTGTTCTCGGCGGCCAAGCCGCCGGAGGTCTGCACCTTGCACTTGCCCTCATACACGGTGTTCACGTCCGGTGCCACCAGTCCCGTTTCAGGGTCGGTGACCGGCTTGCCCATGTGAGTGACACGGCATTGGTCGGTCATCAACGATTCGGCGAGCTGTCGGCCTCGGTTGAGGATGTGCTGCACGTTCATCGGAACACCCCTATGGCGATGCCGCGCATGCCGAACCTGTTGCGGAGGGCTCGTTTCGTGCCCTCCGGCAGTTCGAGTGCGTCGATGATCTCGGAGTCGCCCTGACGGTAGCCGATCTGCACGTCGTCGATTCGCGCGTACGATTCGTCGCGGTGAGCGCCGGGGCCGCCGTTCGACTGCTGGACGAGTCCGGCTGCGACCATGCTGCACACGAGGCGCACGATGTCCGGGGGAACTGGGTCATAACCGGCGAGCATGGTGACGGTGACGGAACAGGGGACCATGTTCGGCAGGCTCCACAGGCTTTCCCTGTACAGGGCGTTGCCGAGCAGCTTCCAATCCCCGGTCTCCTCGCCGTCCACGAGCACGCGGCTCACGGAAATCACGGGGCGCATGGGCAAATCGAGCCTGCGTGAGGTCTCGCCGGGGATGGTCACCGTGTAGTCGCCACGTGTGATGGGGCAGCCTGCGGCGTCGCGTACCGCTGCGGAAACCGATTCGAGCAGCTTGTCCGCGAGCTTTTCGTCCGCGTATTCGATGCCGTATGAATCAAGGTCCTTGATCGTTGCCAGCGTGTCCATGAGGCACCCCTATGCGGTTATTCGACTTCGCCCACGTAGGGCATGGCCTCGTAGCTGCCGGCCATCACTTGCCCACCTTGAAGTGTACGGTGGCCAGCGCTTCGGGGCGCACGACCTTCGCACCGTACAGGTGCAGGCCCTTGACGATGTCGTCGAAGCCCTTCTCCTTGCGGGTGGCCTCGACCTTGGCGATCTGCTCCGCGAACGTGGTGGCCGCGTTGGTGCCGGCGATGATGACGTTGCCCTCATCGGTCTGAGCCGAGGCAGAGCCGCCCTTGGCTGCGGGAGCGTTGTTGGACTTGAGGATGGTCATGCCCGCGGCCTCGCCGACCACGCCGTTGAGCAGCGTGGAATGAGCGGACTCGGCGCCAGCGACGAAACGGCTGTCCTTGCGCAGCAGGCCATAGAAGTCCGGGTTGACGATGACCCAACGGCCCGCGTCTGGCACGTTCTGCTTATCCAATGCGGTGGCCAGATCCACGATGGTGTCGTACGCCTTGGTGGCGGTGGCTCCGGAAATCGGGTCGAGTTTGCTCTTCGCGCCTGCTGCCATCAGGCCGGCCAGGTACTGGTCGGTCAGGTCGCGCAGCTTGTAGGCTGCGTCCCGGGAATATGCGGCGGTCAGGTTGTTCATGGCCTGGCGCTTCTCCACGTCGTCGATTTCGAACGCGAAGTACTTGCTCTGGTTGATGACGAGTTCGCCGGCGTCCTTGTCGGTGGCCGGTTCGATGGTGATGTCGGTGTGGGCCGTGTAGTCGCCGATGCTGATGTGCGCGATGCCGGTGATGTGCACGGTGTCGCCGTAGTTGGCGATGTCGCCCTCGTAGTCGCGGTTCACGGCGGAACCGTAGACGAGGTTCTTCTGGAGTTCCAGCAGGATGTTGGCGCTCCAGAGTTCGGGAATGAAATTGGTGATGGCCATTTAAGGCCTCCTTCCGTTAGTTGGCTCCGAGCAGGTCCTTCAGTCGCCCGTCCTGTTGGGCTTTGACGATTTCTGCGGGGCTCATGGTTTTCAGGTCGTCTCGGGTGAGCTGACCCTGATGGCGGTCGCCGTCCCGTGTTCCGCTGGGCGGCGTGATGTTCGCACCCGAGGGTGCTTGCTCGGCTTTCCCGAGATAAGGTTTCTGTTCCAGCAGTTCGCCGATCGAATTGGCGATGGCCTGGCTGTCCACGCTTCCGTCATCCGTGACGGTGAATTTGGACAGGTCGAGGTAGCGCAGGGCGTCGGCCGGGTCGGTGAGCTTGCCGCTGGCTGCGGCGCGGACTTCGGCCTTGAGGATGCGCTGGTTGGCGGCGGCAAGGGCCTCGTCCTTGACGGCCTGTTCCTTCCGGGCGGCCTCGTATTCGGCTTCCTTGCCCTGCAGGGCGGCGATCTGTTTTTCGAGTTCGTCGACCTTGTCGGCCTTGGCGTAGGCTTCGTTCAGTTTCTTTTCGAGGTCGCGGTTGACTTTCCGCTGTCCTTCGAACTTCGACTGCCAATCCTCGCCGCCGGTGTTCTCCGGCTTCTTGGACTCGTTGTCGCCTGTCTGCTGGTTCTGGTTTGCGGGATCCATGTTCTTCCTTTCGATTCGCTGGATCATTGCTGGAAAATCTGGCCGCCGGAGGTGACCCATCGGCGGTATTCGCGTTCGCACTGGGCCGCGATCTCGGGGGTGAGGGGCATGCGGCCATCGTTGGGGTTGCGGCCCTCCAATACGGCCTCGTAGCGGAGCTTCGCGGTCTGCACGCGCTTCTCGGCGGCGGTCAACAGTTCGACGCGCCCCTGCCGGTACGTGTTGTCGTGCAGCCACATGCTTTTGCGGATCTCGGGCACCTTGCCGCGCCAGTCGTTGTCCACGTAGTAGCCGTTGGCCTTCAACGCGGCGATGGTCTTCTCCCGGTCGCCTCCGGTCAGCGAGTAGATGCCGTCGATGGACAGGCGGCGTTTCATTTTCCGGCCGGACTGCTGAGCGTATTGCATGTTGGCCCACCCGTATCGGGTGGTGCCCTCGCTGGTGGTCAGCGCCGTATAGCCTTTTCCCACCCTTTGCATGCCGCGTTTCGAGTTGACGACCTGGTAGATGTCGGCGCCGTCGCGGATGGCCTGCGCGTAGTTCGCGCCGAAACGCTTGTCCTGCTCCTCACGGGAGAGGCTTTTGAAACCCTCCATGGGGTCGCTGATCCACCCCTGTTGTTTGGCCATGCCATGGCTGCAGGGCACGTGGCGGCCGTGGCAGTGGGGGTGGCGCAGGAACCCCTCGTTGAAGCGGAACCATTTGCCGGCCAGCAGCATGCATCGGTCGCAGCAGGTGGCGGACTCGACGCGGATGTAGCCGACCTTGGGGCGGCTGGTGATGTCCAGTGATTCCGCCTGGCGGGCGGTGTCCATGACCGCCAGAGAGGTGAGCATGACCAGCAGGTTGCGCCCATATTCCAATGCCTCCAACGGCGAGCTGCCGGTGCGTATCGCGTGCAGGGCGGCGAACACGGGGGATTGGAAGTAGGATGCGATGTCGAGGCCGGACGGAGCCCAGCCCGCGAATGCGTTCGGGTTGGCCAAAGCATGGGGAGTGACGTACACGCCCTGTTCGGCGAGCATCATGCCGCTCGCGTCGATGGCCGTCTCCGCCGACTTGGTTTGGATGGTGGAGAACAGGGTGAGGAAGTCGCGGCTTATCGACTTCCACGACGCCTGGATGTTATTGGCGTCGACCCTGTTCCATGTTCTGCGCGCGGCCCTGTCCGCCGCCAGCTCCAACGTCGCCAGCCGTTTCTGACTGTAGGCCAGCACCTGCGATTCGACCGCCATCAGCGCCTCCGATCTGCAGGGCACGGTTCAACGATTCGAGTTCGGGGTCGGGGTCGGCCATCTCGTCGGCGCGCATGCGCATGATGCGCTGCACCTCGTCCGAGCTTTGCCCCATCTGCTCCGCGACCCATTGGATCGGGAAGCCGAGCTGCTTGTACTTGAGCATCGCGTCCGCCATCAGCGTCTCGCTGCGATACTGCGGGGTCGCGAACTGCACCTTTGAGTCGGCGATGATGTCCGCCTCATTCGCGTCGTTCTCGTAGCGCATGGCGATGCTGCAGATGTCGCGGATGGGGGATTTCAGGAAGCTGATGCGTTCGATGGTCTTGGATACGAGGCCGGCTTCGGCGACCTCGTATCCGGTGGCCGGAACCTCCGCGTTCGTCAGCAGGTAATGGCCGGGGGTGCGTGTTTCGGCGGCGATATGTTCCACGGCCTTCTCGATGACCGGGATGAACACGTTCAGGTTCGAGCTTGACCATTCGCCCAGGTTCACGTTGTCGCCGGTGAACTGGTAAATGCGCTCCAGCACCTGCTTGTCGAGTTCGATGGGCTTCTCGCCGACCTGCTGCCCCTCCTCGTTGTAGACGGGCTCGACGAGCGGGTCTCCGCCGAGGATGACTCGTGCCGGCAGTGAGGCGTAGTCCAATGCGTTCAGCAGGTAGGCCCATACGACGTTGACCGTGTCCTGCATCGATTCGACGTGCGCGATGTCGCTGATCGGCGCATTGTCCAATAGCATCTGGTTGCGGAACTCGCGCAGGGGGATCGTGTCCAGACCGGTGGGCTGAGGGTCATTCATCTTCCAGCCATACACGTCGGGCGGCACGCGCTGGTCGGTCAGATCGAGCATCTTCTTACGTTCCATGCTGACCGTCCAGCCGGGCACCATGAGGGTGCCGTACTCCTTGTCGTCGCCCTGCTGGATGAGGAACCCGGCTGACGGCTGGCCGGTGCGCGCATCGTAGATGACTGCGGCGCTGTCCGGGTGCTCGAACGTGATGCGGGCCCTGCCGTCGACCTGCGTGACCAAGGCGAACGCGCGGCCCGTGGTGGTCATCATCAGCGCGGCTTCCTGCAGTCCGCGTTCGAAGTCGTTGCGGTCGAGGCATTTCATGATGCCGGTGCCGAGCTTCACGTCATCATATGGGACGAAGCCCTTGAACTTGATGCGTTCCACCGGGGCCTGCGCCACCGGGAGGCACCAGTTGTCCGAGAAATCGGAGAACCGGTCGCTCATATAGCGTTTGAATTCCTTGGACGCGAACTTCAGTTTGCCGCGTTTGCCGAGCACGTAATCGGTATGCGTGCCGATGCTGGGTCGACGGAACTGGATTTTGTCGGCCATACGGTTCGCCAATGCGGTCAGATCCTGCTGGCTGTATTCCATCGTCACCTCCTGGTCGATGATCCGGTAAGCATGTAATTGTGTTTGCGAGCGCCCCAGCCGGCGGCTCGCGCGTCGCATGCGGCTTCGTGGGCGAGCACGCTGGTCACGGCGGCGTCTATCTTCCTGTTCTGCTGGGGTTTTGCCAATCCGTAGCGTTCCAGGGTCTTGGCGACCTTTCGCGCGTTCATCATGTGGGTGCGGGTGACGGGGCAGCCGTCCTGTGTGATGCGATGTGTGGTCAGGTCGGCTTCGAATCGGCGCAATGCCTCGTAGACGGCTCCGATGCGGGAGCTGCCCGACATGCTCCATGGCATGAATTTCTTCGGCCCGTAGGCGCGCTCCCATGCCTCTATCTCCGACTCCCACGACAGTTCGTCGCGGAAGCCGGGATCGCAGTAGGCGCGTTCTATCCTGTAGCGGTCGTTGAGTTCCGCCCATGCTGCGGATACCTCGGCGCGGGGGATGCGCCCGCCCCACTGCTTCGGGTTCCAGATGGTCGCACGCTGGTCGGGCCCGTATCGTGGAGTGAATATCAGCCCGTCGAGGGTCTCCATCTTGATGCATGTCCAGTCGTCGTTCTCCGAGCCGTCGAAGCCCGCGCATACGCGCGTGCCTTTTGGCGGGTTCGGCAACCAGAGTTCATGCGTCGGCATAGCAGCTCTCCCACAGTCCGTCTTCGAGCCATGCGCCGCCGCCCTGCACCAGACGGTTCCCGAAGAACCGCTCCGCCTGAGCCGGATCCTTCTCCATGAGCGCTTCGGCCTCCGCCTCGACGGAGTCCAAAGGCACCCACGGGCTGCCGGCGTAGACCCATTCAAGGATCTTGCGGCGTTCGCGCCGGTTGTTGAAGCTGTATGGTGTGCCGTCCTTGTGTCGAAGGTCGGGGTTCAGGTCGGGGTTGCGATAGAAGATCCACACGTCCTTGCTGGCCGATTCGAACTGCTGCTGCGCGTAGCTGTTCTCGCCGGGGTCATAAGCGTTGGTCCAGAAGTGCGTTCTGCCGCCCATGCCGGCGGCGCCACGACGCTGCGTGTCCGCCACATCGAGCATGCCGTTGGACTTCGTGTACAGACCGGCCTCGTCCTGCTCGGCATCAGAGATCGGATTGCCCAGACGCGAGGTGGCCGAGGCCGTCACCACATCGATGCGGTCGAGATCGAGATCGTCATCGTCCAGATTGATTCCAGGACGCAGAATGCGGATGAACCCCTCGCGCACCTTGAGCAGCTGCTTCAATGGTCCAAGCCGGATCATCGCGACCAACGGCCGGTAGGCGTTGCGCACCTGATCCTCGGAATTCGCTGTCAGCTGTATCAGCGGCGAAGGATGGCGCATGCCCTTCGGCTCCCCCGGATTGTAGCGGTAGACCCATCCGCAGGGGCATCCGTTGTCGGAGCAGCGGTACACGTCGCCGGGCTTCGCCCAACCGGCGAACACGACGGGACCGCAGGCTTCGAGGATGGCGCATGATGCTTCGGTCGGCCCCTTGCCTGTCTTCTGCGGGCCAATGCAGCCGGTCAGACGATATTGGAAGGCTTGGTTGAGAACCAGTGGATTGTCCACCGTGACCTCTTCGGGCGGGATGAATTCCGCGTCCTCGCGCACCCTCCAGCGGTGTGCGGCGTACCAGAACTGCCAATCTGACCAGCAGAAGGGCTTGCCGCGGAGAATACCGTCCGGCTGGCGCACGTGACGCCGAACCCACGCATCCTGCAGGTCTGCGAGCGTCGGGAAGTCGATGATCCAATCGTCGGCCACGTCACGCCCTCAAACGGCGCGGGAACTGCACGATCTTGGTGTTCATGCCGCTCTCGGATGCCTCCGCGTCCGTGGTCGGCACCTCGTGGGCGGCCATGTCGACGTTGTCCTCGGAGATCTTCCAGCCGAGCGCCTGCAATCCGGCCTCGGACAGGCCGATTCGGTCCTCGAGTCTGATCTTCACGGCCACGTCAGCCGCCTTGGCCGACGGACTCTCGCACACCACGCATTCGCGGACATACGAGGCGATCTGGTAATGCAGATACTTCAGCTGTGGCTGTTTCCACGCGCGCGCCTGCGGTAGACGCCACAACTGCCTCCACAACTCGGACTCACGCTCGTTCCACGATTCCGAACCGGCCCTGTCCTCGACCCATTCCTGCGAGTCCTTGTCGAAATAGCGGAGCACATACGGCGGAAGCGGGAACTTCGGCGGACGGCCCTTGTATTCGGTGTTCGGCAGGCTGCGCAGGGTGTATCCCCTGCGTTCGCTGGCGCCGCTCGACGGATCTGGCATCGGGCCAGACCTGACGCGTTTTCCTCCTCTTGGCATGGCTCCTCCATCGTCGGACGGCCTTGCGCCGTTCCTTCGCTGTGGGACGCAGGGCCTTTCGCCCGCCCCCTCTGAAACTTTTGAACTCTCCGCACCTCGGAGACAGCTCACCGGCGGTTCAGGCAGGGGTGGTCGATACCCCACCCCCCTGGGTGTTGCCGGTCGTTTTTGCGGGGATGTGCGGCTGCTGATTGTTTTTTTACTGTTTGGTATTGAAGCCTGCTGGTCTTGTTCTGCCGGTTTTCACGTCGTGGCATTGTTTGCACAATCCTCGTCCGAACTTCGGGTCGTTCGGATTGAGTCGCATGTCTATGAGTTCGATTCGCTCGTATGGATAATGATCCGCGATTGTGCTTGGTTTTCCGCAGAGCCCCTTGTGTTTGCCGCAGCCTCCGTGCTCGGGGTCGCCGGGGCATGTGCAGTATGGGTCTCGTGCGAGCACCTGCCTGCGAAACGATTGATGTCCCTTGGTGTTGTATGGGTTGCGTCCACGGGTACGGGTGCGGTCCCGTTGGGCTCGGGTGCAGGCGTCGCATTTGCGTGCCGGTGTCTCGATGAGGTTCGGACATCCGGGTGTCGAGCAGACTCGCCAGCTCATGTGTGCCTCGCAGTCATTGTGTCCGTTGGCGTGTCTTGGTGTCCTCGGCTTGCATATCTATAGTTATTGTGTTACTATAGATATGTCAGCCAAGGAAAGGAGGTGAACATGGAACAGATCGCGGAGCTGCTCAAGGCCATCGGGGAGTTCCTCTCCGGATTGGGTGCGGCACTCGCACCCATCGCCGCCGTGGCCGTCGCATTGATTGCGAAGAGCAAGCCGCGAAAGCCGCTGAACAGACGGCGCAAGCGGTAACAAGAGCCGTGGATTCCGGATAATCGTACTATCCAGAGCCACGGCTCCACTCCCAACTATTCCATGGAACATCATGAACGGCAAGATAGGAATCATCGCACTCATGTTCGGAGTCGTCAGCCTCGCGCTGGCCATCGCATCCCAGAGCGTACCGGCAGGTGTGTTCGGAATGTGCTCGGGCGTGCTGGGTTATCTGGCAGGAAGGGCAAGCAATGGCGACTGAATATCTCGGCGTCAAACAGGTCGCAGAACGCCTTGGCATCAC